TCGCTCCACGCTGCGTCTCGCGTTGCTCGCCTCCGCATTCCGCTCCAATTCCTAGGACAATCGTCGTCAAGTTATATGACGATTTATACGGTCGTAATAAAATACAACTATTTTTATCTATTTATAACACATAATCAAATGGACTCGTCGTCGTCATTGTCGTTTTCCACCACCACCGCCGCCGCCACCGCCCCCGACGCCAAAATCGCCCCGATTGTCGTTGCCGGCGCAGTATTTGTCGGCAGGGCCGTAGCCAGTGGTATTATCGGCGGCGCTGCTAGTTGGGGCGTCAATCGTGTTCTTGACAATCGTTTCCCCGAAAGGAAATAATAATATTACTTTTAGGATTAATATATTATCAGTAATATATAAATCTAAATGAATTTCTCTTTAGGATTGGGAGGTGGGGTCAAAGGAATTTCTCCTCATCCGATTTCAAATGGAACTCTGAAAGGCAGTTCCGAATTAGAGACTGTTCGTTTTACGCTTCGTAATGCGTGGAACGGCGCTGCTGCGAGCAAAAAATTGGGCGGTCGTGCGCCCGCTGCTACCCCTTTTCGCGTCGTGAATAACGCAGGCGATTATTTTTCCCGCCAAAATTATACGTCCGGTGGTTCAAACCAGGTGACTAGCGTGAAACAAAGTATCGCTTCTGGATGGCGCGGATTAGCTGGTGGTGTCCACGCCAACGCCGACGATACCGGCGTCCCATCGGCAACTTGTAACACCAAATTCGTTTATGACGGCTCTGATTACACGCGGTTTCGCAAGCAGATGGCGATGAACCGCAATTACAATGACGCCGGATTTGGCGGTGCCAACAATGCGGCCCAGTCGGCCATTCGTGCGATACGGAGATAGCGTAGCGAAGCGGAGCCGAGCGGAGCCGAGCGGAGCCGAGCGGAGCCGAGCTAAGCGGAGCCGTATTATGACATTGACAATAATATATCATAATATACTATATCTCCAATGACACAGCCCCACCGCACCATTCATATGCCAGAGCAATTTAGCCCATCTGCGGGCGATACCTTATTCGCGATGAATCGCGCGTCCTATTTACGCACAGCCGGCGCGGTTGGCGCAGATGACGTCAAATACAACGCACTCCTGAATAAAAAGACGAAAATATATACTTCCACGGATTCATCTTCGTATATTCAATCTCGCCGTATTCATTCCATCGGAATCAGTTCTACACGCGCACCTTTAGGCGATACGTTGACATTTAAAAGTCCGGTTCTTCAAGTTCAAAAGGACGCGCTTCGCCGATGCCGTTCGGGTGGGTGTGTTGCGCCGGCCAAGAAGGGCGCAAACCATTCCTTCCTTTCTGGTCGATAAATTGTATAGGTATAATGATTTAGGATAATCTTTTTTTATTAAATTATTGTATAACACGCGCATTACGTAATGTTGAACAAGTATTTGGTAGAGTTCCTTGGAACTGTCTTTTTCCTTTATGTCATTATCGCTACTGGTAATGCTATCGCCATCGGTGCGGCTTTAGCCATCGCAATTATGCTCGGCGGACACATCTCTGGTGGTCACTTCAACTCCGCGGTTACTGTAATGATGGCTGCTGCTGGAAAGATTCCGATGACGGATGTCGTTCCTTACATCCTCGCTCAGATTGCCGGTGGTCTCGTCGCCCTTGAGCTCCACAAGCGCGTCCGTTTTTAAATCACACGCGAAGAATATAAAATTGCTATATTATAATAGAATAGTATAACAATTATTATGCCGAGTGTATCTAGTATAACAAAACAATATGCTGGTGGTTTACGACAACAACAGAAAGGGGGGCAGGGTGGTGTATTAAGTTTTTTAGGGATGGGCGGTGAAAATGACAATAAAAGTGTAAAAGTGGACGACCCGATTCTTTCAGAACCGAAAAAAGATGCCGAGGGCGATGCCGATGCCGCCGCAGCGGAACCTTCTTTGATGGATAATGCGTTAAGCGCAATAGGTTTAGGTAAGTCGAAAGACGATGCGCCCGAGCCTGCGCCTGCGCCTGTGCCCGCTCCTGCGCCTGCGCCTGTGCCCGCTCCTGCGCCCGAGCCTGCGCCCGAGCCTGCGCCCGAGCCTGCGCCCGAGCCTGCGCCCGAGCCTGCGCCCGCTCCCGCTGAGCCATCTGCTAGTGATAATGAATCAATGCTTGATAAACTAAAGGGCGCATTCGGAATAGGTGGACCTGAAACAGATGTCGCAATGAGCGCAGAGAATAGCGACAGCGTCGATGAAAGCCAGGACGATGACGAAAGCAGCGTCGATGAAAGCAGTGACGATGAAGAAGAAAATGGTATTGATTTTGAAAAATTAGCAGAAGAAATCCGGACGCTTCGCGAGAAATATCAAAAATTAAAGGAAGAAAATAAAAAATTAAAGGCTGCGAAAAAGGAAGAATCCGTCGAGGTGAATAAAAGTGAATTTCCCAAAATGATTGCGTCCTTTTTTGCGATTAAAGGTTCCGTCGAACAATTACAGCTTTCATTAAAAAAACACGCAGACCAAAACGGATTTCCGGTGGATGGATTAGGTCTAGAAACACCTGAATCGAAATCGGAGCCAGCAGAGCCAGCAGAGCCAGCAGAGCCAGCAGAGCCAGCGGCGTCGGAGTCGGAGTCGGAGTCGGAGTCGGAGCCTACGATGTCACCTTCTTCGCCTGAACCAGGAAGTGAAGGAAAAATTCCCGAAATTCCAGTAAATAGTCCACCAGCACCCGAAGCACCAGCACCCGAAGCACCAGCACCCGAAGCACCCGCACCCGAAGCACCCGCACCAGCACCCGAAGCACCAGCACCTGAAGCACCAGCACCCGAAGCACCAGCACCAGCACCCGAAGCACCAGCACCAGCACCCGAAGCACCCGAAGCACCAGCACCAGCACCAGAAGCACCAGCACCAGAAGCACCAGCACCAGCACCCGAAGCACCAGCACCCGGCGCAACATCAAATTCCTTATTCAGTGGAGGAAAAAACCACTACGTCCAAAATATGAAACATAATAAGACGCATCGTCATCATAAACGACGCAATCGCCACCAAACATTACGGGCGGCGGCTATGAAATAACTTCATATGAATACACACGTATATTCGTGTGCGTGTATTCATACAATACGTATTACGTATTTTACTTGCGGTTCTTACGATACAACATTCTATATAACAAATACAGCATAATCGCGGTTATTCCATAATAATATGCCTGTGAAACAACATCGCCGCGAATATCCGACTTGTCTTCCCCCGTTCCAACCCGCGGCTCCATTAACACCGATAATCGTTGAATCAAATCATCATATAGTGACGCTTGCGGTTCTGATTCCGATTCCCGCGCCGACGCCGACGCCGACGAAACGGGGTCTTTATAAAATGTTCCAGCATTTGCGTTATGTTTCTCCATCACTTCTCGCGCGTTTGCTTTCTCGACTCCACCACCGGCGCCATATCCACGCTCAAACTTCCCAAATGGTAGTTTCGTCGTCATCTGCGATATGTTGGTATTATAACTTAAAGGGCTGCGGTGCGTTGTTTGATACGCGACACCAGAAGACCCAGCTAAGCTTCCCATTTCGTAAATGCCAACGGATTCGCCGTTTTCAGAAACAATGGAATATTTATATATATCTACAGATTTTTCTTTATTATCGCTCGTTTGCGAGTCCATCGCACCAAACCCCTCGCCGCTATTTTGACACGATTTACCCGACGCAGGATTATATCTCCCGGGAAATTGACACGGGTTCATTTCCACCATTTCAACAAGCGCGACATGGCGTGTCTCTCCACGGCGAACATTATCATTATCCACCGTTTGTAATGTTACTTTCGCACAGTCCGGATAAGTTCCTGCGGTAAAACCGTTGAATAATTGAACTGGATTCAATGCGCCTAAATTCCCGAGTGCGCCTGGAATAAGACCGCGTAGGTCGTTAAATGTGCGACCATCTGCGCCACTCGCAATAAAAGGAATCGACCCATCGGGTATATTATTCACATAAATCCAGCGGTCCACGATTTTCTTGTCTTTGGCGCGAGCCTCGTCGCGTTGTTTCTTCTGCTCGTTCAGCGCATTTTTCAATTTCGTGGCTTCGTCCTCGGTGATTTCCTTGGCGCCTTCTTTATTTTGGACTTCTTCATAGGCTCTGTCCCACGCAGCGTCTTCGTCACGCTCCTTTTTCCACTGTTCAGCCGTCGTCTCGCTACATTTTCCAGTTGTTTTCAAGAAGAATTTGTTACCGAGCGGTTTTCCAGTGACACTCGCATTACCCGTTCCCGAAATAAGAACTTCAACATACGAGAGAAGACCGTCTACATTTGTGGCGAGTGCGCCGAGAGAAAACCCCGGCGACATTCCCATCTCGGAGGGTTGTTTTATACTTTTCCAGTAGTCATAGGATGGACCTAATAATGACGACATTCGTCGTTTTAGATATGTTACTATGTAATGGTGAGATTAAATAATAACGGAGACGTGGTCGTCAACGACTATATCGTGATATTCAATTGCCCTCCAGGGGAAAGCGACTTATTCAAGTCTTCGATTTGTTTTCCTAATTCCT